GGATTGTCTTCCAAGAGCTAAAGCTAATAGTCTCTCAAAATCTGAACGAGCTAAAACGGCTCGTAAAAAGAAAAAAGCCGGAGCCAAAGGCAAGACCGTTGTCGCAAACACCAAGCGAGCGAAAGTCACCAACCTCAAAAACGGCGGTGCGGTCGGCTATGAAACGAAAGCCAAAAGGCCGTTCAGGGGCAAAAAAGTAGCCGGGACAGCGGTCGCCCGGGGCTGTGGAGTAGTAATGCCCGACCGCAGGAAAAGAACTAAGGGTTCAGTAAGTCAAGCGTAGGAGCGTGAAATGGCAAAAGAATTTATGACGATGGACGAGTATGCTGCCTCTCTTGTTGGCGGGGGTATGAAGTCCAAAGGTATGGCTAAAGGCGGCAAAGTTCGCGGAATGGCTAATGGCGGTAAAGTCGGCATGAAGAAGAAAGGTTATGCCAAGGGTGGCAAAGTCGCCAAAATGGCCAACGGCGGCGTAATGAAGAAGAAGGGCATGGCCAAAGGTGGCAAGGTCCGCATGATGGCTAACGGCGGCAAGGTCGGCATGAAGAAGAAGGGCATGGCCAAAGGCGGCAAGGTCGCCAAAATGGCTAATGGCGGCATGATGAAGAAGAAGGGTTATGCCAAGGGCGGCAAGGTAAAGTAACTTGCCATATCTTCAAAGCAACATTCCGCACTTCAAATGTTGGGTGCGGAGAGAGTACACCTGTAATCATTTGAATTACCACGGTGAGTTTATTCACGCTATGGCCATTGCGGTGACGACTATGCCTAGTCGTTGCTTGAGTTTTCAAATGATATTCACTGGCTGTGAAGCTGACGGAACCGATCAACCTAATGTTCACGGGGGCGCGATGTGGGCAAGAATGCCCATAACCGCCCTTGTTGGAGACACCGCCCTTGAAGAATGGCCGGAACCTATGCCCGTCCATTTAGCTCAACCTTGGGACTGCATGTCCCATACACACGCAGTTTATCGTTTAGACAGGGCTCATCCATGCCCATGGATTGCTAAAATAGGGCCTGAGTTCTACCCGGCTAAATACTATTTTACCGTGGACTATACCGAAAGCGAAATCGCAGATGACCCTGCTCAGCACAAACAAAGCCATGTTTTAGAGCTTTTGGATGCGGGCCCGTACACGGGCAACATAGTTGCTCTGCCTAATAATCGTGTGCGAGTGACACATCCTGCGTGGTTTGAAACCGGTGACGGTCCGCCAGACTTCCTACCCTCTCAACACATACACTATTCAAAATCGGATTTAGACTATACCATGGATGTAAATCAGATTTTTGATAATCTGTATGCGGAGAAAGAGTAATGACAACTTCGGGCAGCACTGACTTTGAGTTAGACGTATCTGACTACATTGAAGAGGCTTTTGAGCGGTGTGGACTTGAGGTTCGCACTGGTTATGATCTCAAAACAGCGCGTCGATCTTTGAACCTAATGCTGGCAGAGTGGGCCAACCGTGGGTTGAACCAATGGACCATCGTGGAGCGCACACAAACTGTTACGGATGGCACCTCCGCATATTCGCTGGGAACAGATGTAATTGACATTTTGTCTGCTGTAGTTCGTCGTAGCGGCACCGATTTTTCTTTAGAACGCATAAGTCGGGACGCTTATCAGAACATTCCCACTAAAACCACAGAGGGGCGACCGGCGCAGTTCTTTTTGGATCGTCAAATCACGCCTTCTTTGAAGTTGTGGCCCACGCCTGAAAACAGCACAGATGTAATTCACTACAACGCTCTAACTCGCATAGAAGATGCGGATTCAGCTACTAATACTTTGGAAGTCCCCTTCCGGTTCTACCCTTGTTTAGCTGCCGGTCTGGCATACTACATAGCCATGAAACGAGCTCCAGAGCGTCTTCAGCTTTTGAAAGCGGTATACGAAGAAGAGTTCCAAAGAGCGATGACAGAAGATCGGGACAGGGCGTCGTTCAATGTTGTTCCCAACTATCAATATTTTAGAGTGAACTGATGTCGAAGTTTGCTACGGGAAAAAATGCTTACGCTGTATCCGACCGGTCCGGTCTTCGATACCGGTACAGAGACATGCGTCGAGAGTGGAACGGTCTTCTTGTAGGTAAAGACGAGTTTGAACCCAAACATGAACAGTTAGGCCCTTTTCGTTCTAGAACAGATCCACAGGCGTTGGCGGATGCTAGACCGGACAGAACAGAGCCTGCGCTAGAACGAATTTTACTGAAAGACCCGTTTACATCTGGATCCTCGGGAAGTGCGGTTATCACGGTGAGAGAGGTCAGTCATGGCAGGACTTCTGGAAACACTGTTCGTTTTAGAAAGGTAAACGGTTTTGACGGCTTCACTAGCAGTGTTCTTGAAAATAGCTCGGGATATTCGATCACGGTTACAGACAGTGATACCTATACTTTCACGGCCTCGTCCGGCACCGCCACCACGGGTGGTCAACGCGGGGGTGGTGAAAATGCGACTGCCGGACCGGTGACTTTGGAGAGTTAAATGGCGTTTACCTTTGCACAGCTAAAGACTGCGATACAAGAATATACAGAAAACACGGAGACTACCTTCGTGTCGAATGTAGATGACTTTATTCGTGCGGCAGAGGATCGAATCTTCTATCTCGTAGATCTAGAGTATTTTCGCAAAAACGCCACAAGTGCAGTTTCGCAGAATGATCCTTTCTTATCATTACCGACAGACTTTTTAGCTTCTTTCTCATTGTCCATAACAAACAGTAGTTCCAAAGAGTTTCTGTTGCAGAAGGATGTTAACTTCATTCAAGAGTTTAACCCGAACTCTGCTACCACCGGTACGCCAAGATATTATGCAAGATTTGATGTTGATAACATGATTTTGGCACCCACCCCTGACAGCAATTACGTTTGTGAGTTTCATTATTTCTATCGTCCAGCTTCGCTTACCGCAGGAGCAGACAGCGGCACGACTTGGTTAAGCACCAACGCTCCAAATGCCTTGCTTTACGGCTCATTATACGAGGCGTATATTTACATGAAGGGTGAGCCAGACATGCTTCAGTTGTATGACAAGCAGTTCACCGAGGCACTTTCGAGACTGAAAGATCTGGCAGAGGCGAGAGAGAACGCTGACGCTTATCGCAGGGGCTTGCCAGAACGGCCTCGCACATAAGGAGTAGGAGATGGCTACATCCAACGCAGCAACTAACTATTTAGAGCGGAGAATATTGGATTTTATATTCAAGAACAACTCGCTGAGTTTCTCCTCGCCGGGTGACAGCATCTATGTCGGTCTGGCAACTGCGGTATCTGCGGCAGAAACAGGCTCTGTTACAGAGGCTGACTTCACCAACTATGCAAGGGTGCAGGTGACGGCGTCAAACTGGACCACGATTGGCTCTGATTCGACGGACACGCAGACAGCTACAAACGCAGCCAACATCGACTTTCCGGCGGCAGGAACGACCACAGCAGATGTGATAACTCACGCATTTATCGCGGACGCCTCGTCTAGTGGCAATATCCTGTTTGTGGGTGCGCTTGATGCCAGTAGAACGATTGACGACGGCGACATCTTCCGCATCAACGCAGGGAACCTCACTATTGAGTTGAAGTAACATGGCACTGGTACTCAAGGATCGCGTCAAAGAGACGACTACCACCACCGGCACTGGCACTTATACATTGGCCGGTGCCGTTACTGGTTTTGAAGCATTTTCGTCAGTTGGCGATGGCAACACGACGTACTACGCCTGCACAGACGGAACTGACTTTGAGGTTGGTGTTGGCACCTACACATCGTCTGGCACGACGTTAGCTCGTACAACGATTCTTCAGTCCAGCAACAGTGACAGCGCAGTAAGTTGGAGTTCTGGCACCAAGACCATTTTCTGTTCTCAACCCGCAGAGAAGGCGGTGTTTGTTGATGAGAACAACGATGTCATTCTTGTTAGCAGCGATTCGGGAAGTGGTTTCGACCCTATTCTAAGGTTTGACCGTCGCAGCACTAGCCCCGCTGATTTTGATAATCTTGGGGCTATCGAATTTGTAGGCCGCAATGACGCGGATGAAACGATATTCTACGGCACTATCTCTGGCATGGCGGATGACATGACAGACGGCACGGAAGATGGTCGAGTTAGAATTGCTACAGTGGTAAACGGCTCTCAGGTATCACACACTGACTTTACTGCTGGAGCTTTAGAGCTTCGTAACGAACAAGTAATACGTTTTCATTTGCAAAACGGTAGTTTCAACATAGAACTACTAGGCGGAACACCGACGGCGAATAGGTCTATTACCCTCCCTGATGCTACTGGCACGGTGCTCCTGACTGACGGTAGTGGCGCAAGTCTTACCGCACTGAACGCTTCACAGTTAAGCAGCGGCACAGTTCCTAACGCCAGACTTGACGCACAACTACAAGACGTAGCTGGCCTCGCTGTCACGAATGGTGGTTTCATAGTTGGTGATGGCTCGAACTTTGTATTGGAAACCGGGTCTACAGCACGGACATCTCTTGGTCTTGGCTCGTCAGCCACAGCAGACACAGGCATCAGCAACGGCAATGTAGCTGTATTCACATCTGGCGCTGCCGACAACGACTTCTTACGGATTGACGGCACATCTGTCGAAGGTCGTTCTGCCTCTGAGGTGCTGTCAGACATCGGCGCACAAGCCAGCCTGACGTTTGGCATCTCGAACACCAATGCCGTCAAGATTGACAGTTCATCTGTAGCAGACGATGAGTTTGCCAGATTTACAGCCAGCGGCTTGGAAAGCAGAAGCGCGTCAGAGGTTAGGTCAGACATTGGTTTGGGAACGGCGGCTGTTGCAGCTACGGGCATCAGCAATGGCAATGTGCCTGTCTTTACAAGTGGTGCTGCCGATAATGATTTCTTACGGATTGACGGCACATCTATTGAAGGTCGCTCGGCTTCAGAGGTTCTATCCGATATTGGTGCAACAACCGCCGCAGCGGCAGCAGACGAAGCCACGGCATTAGCCATTGCGCTTGGGTGATAAGGAGTAGTAGATGGCTAATACATTCAAAGTAAAAACGAACGCGGCAATGCCAGCTAGTGCTGGTACGCCGCTGACCCTGTATACGGTGCCGTCAAGCACGACCAGCATCGTTTTGGGGTTGATGCTCTGTAACGTACACACGAGTCAGGTGACCGCTGACGTGCAGCTTGTATCCGATACATCGGACACGGAAACCAACGAAACGGTCTTGCTGGTCAAGGACATCCCGATCCCGGCGGGATCATCGGTAGAACTCTTGGCTGGCAACAAGGTTGTCTTGCAAACCACAGATGTGCTGAAGATTGACTGTAGTGTCGCCGCCAAGATCGACGCGACTCTGAGTATCATGGAGATCACCTGATGCCCTACATTGGTCAGCCGGTAGCCGACAACTTCCAAAGCACAGTAGCTGTTCAGCGGTTCAACGGTGACGGCAGTGACACGACATTCACGCTAACCACCGCTGTGTCATCTGTGCAGGATATCTTGGTATCTGTTGATGGTGTGATACAGGACACCTCGGCCTACACTATTCCTGACGGCACGACACTCACATTCACCGCCGCACCATCTAGCGGCACAAACAATATCTTTGTGAACTACCTTGCACCGCAAGGCGAAACGATTACACCTGCCGATCAGAACAAGGGCAACTTTAAGGCCGGTGGCTTGTTCCGTACCAACGCACAGTCGTTGACGGCAGACACAACCATCCTTGCAACTGAGAACGCAAACGTGACAGGCCCGTTCACTGTAGCCAGTGGCGTGACCCTGACCGTTGAAAGCGGCGGGACATTGGTGACGCTATGAGTACGTTGAAGGCAGATACCATTCAGAGTACAGGCGGCGGTGCGGCTACGCTGACGAAGCAACACGCTGCGAAAGCGTGGGTAAAGTTTGACGGTAGCGTGTCTACACCGGCAGCTTTAGATTCCTTTAATCACAGCAGCGTAACAGATTCTGCCACAGGCAGTTATATAAATAATTTATCCAGCGCAATGTCGAATGTAAATTACATGATGACAACAGCAGGGGAACATGACGGCGGTTCTTTTGCTTCTGTTGGGGAATACAATCACGACAGTGCGAACACAACAACAGCATCAAAGGTTGATTATCATAATGTTGCTAATTCTTCTGCGGTAGATGTGGGTAATGCTGGACAAGTAGTACATGGAGACCTCGCATGAGTACCATTCTTGTAAACACGCTGACTGGTACTAGCACTGCTGGCTCTATTGTAGTCACGGGCGAGGGCAATTCGACAACCACAAACTTGCAGCAGGGGCTGGCGAAGGCGTGGATGTTTTTTGACACCAATACAGGCGCAGTTGTTAATGATTCTCTCAATGTCAGTTCTATAACAGATGTTGATGTAGGCAGAACAACCGGCTCGTGGACAAACAGTTTTGGGAACACCCTATACTCAGGAGTATGTAACACTAACGCTGGTTCAGGAACGCTTTATACAAGTTTTGGAACGCAAGCTAATACTAATTTTGGTTCAAGGGCAACTGGCACTTTCGGTGTTGCTTCGTAT